CCAATGGACTAGAAGAATCATAGCATTAGTTGCTGTGTTTTCTATAGTACTATTACCTAAACTAATGCCTGTACTATCACCAGATACAAGTGTGATTGTAGGTTATTTAGAATTTAAACCTTCATTTTTATTCTTACCAGAAAAAGAAATAATGAAATGGATAACACTATCATCTAATAGTCTAGTAATAACACCATTAGATACTAACTTAGTATCAGCTATTATAGGACTATACTTTGGAGGTTCGTTAGTAAAAAAATAATATGTTAGATAGATTGTTATATAATTTCTTTGGTGGACTTGATACTGTTATATCTAAGATAGAAACTTATGCAATTAAGTTAACTACTTGGTGTTGGCATTCAAGAGTAAATATACTAAGAAAAAAAAGAAAGAAAAAATGAGAGATACTAAACTTATAAATGCTTACACAGAAAAAGTAAACAAAGAGAGAAAGAGAATGGAACTGTTTAAGGATTTAAAGAAAGAAGTAGAGACTGGTGCTAATGGTACTCAGTCTTATATAATAAAAGAAGGTGTTAATAAAGGTAAGAAAGCAACTAAATAATATGGAGTCTAGTTATGAATTATTATTTTACAGGTTTGTTAATTGTTGCATTTGTATTGTTAGCATTTTTTGGAGGACCTAATTTATGAAAATATCACAAGACACATCAGTAAGTATGCCAGTTAAAAATATGATTGGGATTGTAATAGCTGTAGCTATGGGTGTGTTTGCGTATACAGAAGTAACAGCAAGACTTACCAGTTTAGAAACATCAAGAGAATTATTTCAAGCAGACTTATTAAAAAAGTCAGAGCAGAAACCTACAGACCAAGAACAGTTTATGTTAATAGAATCTTTGTTTGAAGATGTAGAAAAATTAATTGAGAATCAAGAACAAAATATGACTAACAAAGTTAATATAGAATTTCTTAAATCTCAATTAGAAAAATCTTTAAATGATGTAGAAGAATTAAAAGATAAGGTAAGAGCAAATGGAAACAGTCATTAGTACAGTCGTAGCACTATGTATGTTTATAGCAGGAGAGTTAACTGAACATAGAATACAACCTGCGATGAGTGATTGTTTAAAAGGTAAGAGAGTAGCTGAGAGAACAGCTAATGATAATATAGAATATAAATGTGGAAAGGTACAAGCTGAACTAGAATCTAATATAGATGGTAGTAAAGCAATTAAAAAAATAATAAAATAATGACAGCAGCAAAAATATATATACTAACAATAATGTTATGTTCGGTAGGACAACCTCAATGTGTTATGCCACAAGTAATTAGTGAACATAAAACTCATTATGATTGTGTTAAACATGGGATGGGTGATGGTTATGAAATTTTATTTGGAAGTGATTTAACTAAACAACAGATTAATGATGCAAAGTTATATGTTAGATTCAGTTGTATTCCTAGAGAAATAGTTGAATCTTAATTATAAGAAACATCTGAAGCAATCTTTTCTAAGTCCTCAGTTAACAAATCAAACTTAGCATTACACTCTCTTAACAAAGCTTTAATAACTCCAGCATTTTCTTTTTTAAAATGAAGATGTATTTTATCTAAAGGATACTTAGATAATTCAGTTATGAATTGTCCTTGATTATTAATAATTAATTTGAAACTCATAAGATGAGCTTCTTTTCTTCTAACTCTTTTCTTTTGTTTAAGTCTTTGATTGGTTTTCATGCTTCTCTTTCAGTAAGTCAACAAGAAAATCATCATCATTCTTCTCGCTTCTAAGTTTAGTCATAGGAGTATCACCTTCTTTATAGGTTTCAATTGTTCTAATTCTAACAGGGTTAGTCATGAATACAGGAAACTTAGGATTGTCTAAAGATTTTACCATAAAGAAACCATCTTCAGCAACACCAAATGTTTCTACTTTTTTAATATCTATATCATCTGAACCAATTAAACAAACTCTTAAATTATATACATCTTTTTTTTCAGGTGGTTTAATATTCTTACCATTTAATCCTACAATATTATTTGTCATTTTCGTATGTCCTATCTACAGCATGAATATCTTCTATAACAACAGGGGATACTTCTCCTTGTTGTCCATCATCATCAGCTAAACTATCTATACTTTCAGTATACATTTCATTTAATTTATTATTGTTTCTTGTTATCTTTAATTTAAGATGGTCTTTTAATGCATCAATCTTAACATGAAGTATTTTATCTAAGTGTGGATTAATACCATACATAGGTAAATCATTTAGTGCTGAGATAATTCTGCGAAAACCTCTTGCTCGTTTTTCTAATTGTGTTATCTGTGATTCATTAGTCATAGTCTCTCTCCAATATCATTTCTAAATAGTGAATTGCTTTTTCTATATCTTTTTGTTTTCCTTTTTTAGAGTGTCTACAAATATATTTAATTGCATTACCTTCTGCAAATAATAATTGATTCTCATTTATAAAATGAGCAGGTTGAATTTTCATACCTTTATAATGGTCGCCATCAACTTGCTTATTTAAACTGTCATATGCAACACCTTTAAACATTTCTTTACTTGGCATTATATTATATTATCCTGTCTTCTTAATTGTTTTTCACTTGGTTGTAACATAGCATTTAAATCATCTATTGTCAACTCTGAATTTCTTTTTAGTTTTTTTACTATCCATTTATACGACCAAGGTTGTAATCTAAATTGGTCTTGACTATCATAGTAATGAGTTTGATTAGGTATAAAATCAAATACATTTTTATAATTAATCTTACTAGCTTCTTCTTTAGACAACAAAGACTGTAGCCATTCAACAAGTATGTGTCTTGCTTTTCGTCTTATAGGTTTCATTTTTTTACTGTTCATTTTCTTTCTTTCCATGACAAACTTCATATGAAGCATTACAATTTTTACAACTGTAATTACTTACAAATAAATATTCATCATTATCATATACATCTTCAGCATCAAAGTCATTACCCCAAAGTACATCACCATTACAAATAAAACATTTCATTATGTTAATTCTTTAAAGTTAGTTTCCCTATCAAAATATTTATACTCAACTATAATAGGTTGCAGTTCATCTAAACATTGTAGTACATCAGTCTTATTAAATTCTTTACAAGAATAAACATCTAACTGTACTAACGCAGGTTGTTCTTCATCCCATATATGAATACCAATATGAGAAGTATCTATAATAGATACACCACTTATACCTTTGTTTCCTTTCTTAGAAACTTTAGACGCATAAGGTCCTGCAAGTATATTCATATTTATTTTATTAATTAAACTTGTCATCCAAGTAATTACTTCTTCTTCAGTTTGTAAAGGTTTCTTTACTTCTGCTTTAATTAGAAGATGTTTGTGTACTAGTTCTTTTTCCATAGTTTTCTAATTGTTCCTTATATTGATTTGTAATTTCATCTACATTAGGTTCTTTAACAACCTCAGCTAACATAACATTCTTATTAGAATATTTAAATACTCTTAAACCTTTACCACCATTAGCATCAGAATGACACTCCCATTTGTGTGGACAAAACATACAACCAGTAGCTAAAGTTTTGTTACCATTCTTCTCTGTCTTAAACTCATAACATTTTTCTGGTGGTGTATCTTTATCTAAAGATGTTCGTAAGTTTTTAATTAAAGATTTAACATTAGGTTTAGCCATGTCTTCAGGTTTGTAAAAACATATATCACCAGAAGATTTATCAACAACAAGAAAGCCACCTGCTTTAGTACCCATAGCTGTTTCATATCCTGATAACTGAGCATGATAACCAAAAGGGTCATCACCTACTATCTCACCTGATTGAAACTTTTTAAAACTAAATGGTGAAGCAGATTTAACATCACATATCTCACCATCAATCTTACTATCTATGTGTCCAGTAATACCATCAATTTCTACTTTCTTTTGTTGGTCTTCTATCTTATGACCTGCAAGTTCAGCTAAGTAAAGTACTAAGTGTTCAATGATATGACCATATAAAAATTTTAAATTTAATCCTGCGTCTTCATCTTTTCTATCTTTAGGACTATGCTTATCATACCATAGTTGTCTTGCAGGTTTACCTAGTACTGACATTCTAAGCTTACCTTCTTTATCTGTTCTTACTGGTGGAGTATTCCAAGCTAACATAGCTTCTTTAATATTATTTAAGAATAAATTCATATTCTTTTCATTCATATCAGCAGGTTTACCATTAGATATATCTGCTATAAGTTTTTTAATATCAGTAGCTAATGTACTAATGTGTTTCTGACCAGTTGTTTCCGATTTTATATTCGCCATTTAGTGGACACCTTACATTTAATTGTTTACCTGCATCTATAATTGATTGTACTGCTAACCTTCCAAACTCTTCGGCTCTACTTGCTTCAACCTCGTATTGAAATTCATCATGTACATTTACAACTGGAAATGCTTTGATTTGTTTTCTTATAACATATTCCTCTAGCAATGTCAACGCATACTTCATAACAATAGCACCTGCTCCTTGTAATAAAGTATTCAATGCTGCGTGAGGATGTCTTATTATTATTTTTCTTTGGTCGAGTCCTCTGACCCATCTTCGTTGAGCCACTCGTTCCACTTTTTCTCGTAAGCTTCTAAGACTTGGTGTTGCTCTAAGAAATTTTTCTTTAGCTCTTTCGCCATCTCTTTCCGAACCTCCAATGATACTTCCGATTTTTTTTGAACCTGCTCCATAGATAAATGCGTAGATAAAAGTCTTCGCCTTATCTCTTGATTCCAAACCAGCAGCAGCTTGATTTGCTCTGTGTATATCTCCATTAACGACTTCATATGTGTACCTTTCATCATTCATGTAGTGTGCTAACATTCTTAACTCAAGTCCAGAAGCATCAACACCTACTAATTTATAACCTTTGTTTACTGTCCATAATGCCCTACATTCTTTACCATAAGGAGAGTACACAGCAGGAATTTGAGCCATGTTGGGCGACTGGTGGCTCATTCTTCCAGTTATTGTACCATTGGTAATAACTTTGCCATGTACTCTACCATCTTCCTTAATGCCTTCAATCCAAGAATTAACTTGAGCAATTCTTTTCTGTAGCATTAAGAATCTGTTTATTAATTTAGCTTCAGGTATATTATGTATTTGAGATAATACTTTCTCATCAACAATCACATGACCTTTATCTGTTTTCTTCTTAGGTTTCCACCCAAGTAACATTAATCGTTCAGCAATCTGTTGCCTTGAACCTAAATTAAATTCTTTGTATTTAACTTTAATAAAGGGAACACCCTTTACATAACCTCTTGCTTTGTTATTAGACTTAGGTATAAACTCTTCTTCTATTTTCATTGGAGGAAAAGTTTGTCTTACCTTAGTAGTTAAGTCATTCATATC